GTGTAACACAGATCACTGCTGGTATCACCCTGGGTGTAGATCATGATAGTGTTGTTGGCCTCAATTTGCTTACCATCGTTGCTACTGCTGCTAATGGATATGAGGCTGGAAAGTCTTACGATCTTGTCATTACTACTGGCACAGTGGACAGCGTTAGTGTGGTTGGTGAAGTAGTCTGGCATTTCACTTTGGAAGCTGAAGCTGCCAGTGTTGATCTAGCCAATGCCACTGATGGTCTTACTGTACTAAAGTCAGAATTGGATGGAATTCAAGCTGATACAGAAGATATCCAGACAAGACTGCCTGCTGCATTAGTTGGTGGTTTGATGTCATCTGATGTAACTGCCATTTCAACTGATACAACTGCTGCTGACAATCTTGAGCTTATGTATGATGGCACTGGCTATACAGATGATACTGGCCCATCTTCTAGGGCACAAGTTTCTGGTCTTGGAACTGCATCGGGAGGGTCACTGAACTTTCCTGCCACTGAAGATAATACTGGTGCAACAATCAAAGGCGTATCGTTTGTTGGAGTGCAGACTGGTACATTTGCTAATGTAGAAGCTGAAGATGGCACCTATCATGTCATAGATGACACTGCAAATGATATAGACATCATATATGGATTTGATGTGGGTGGGTCCAGATTGGCCACAGAATTTACCTTTAAGGGATTTCTGAATAGTAACAATGATAATATGTTCATTCAAGCTTATGATTTTGTAGGAGCTGATTGGGAGACTAGGATATCTTTAGCAGGCAAAAATGGTACTAGCAATGATAGCTTAATCGTTCCTCTTCTGATCAAGCATACTGGTACTGGTGCAGATTTGGGTAAGGTCTATATCAGATTTGAAGCTGATGGATCTATGAGCAATCCTGACCTTAATGTGGATGAGTTACTAGTAGCTGCTATAAGTAGTTCTGCCACTATTGGTTATGAGGGAGGAGCTGTCTGGTTAGATACAGGTGCATCAAATACGAATACTGAGTCATTCGTAGATGGCACTGCTGATAATCCAGTTAGCACAATTGCAGCTGCCAAGACTATAGCTGACAATTTGAATATTAAAATCATCAGATCATTACCTGGAACTAGCTTTACCTTGGCTGCCACATTTGATGCTTTCAGGTTTATTGGTTCTGCTTATACTGTTGCCTTGGGTGGTCAGTCAATTGAAGGCGCTAGCTTTGATGGTGCTACTATTAGTGGAATTGGTACTGCTACTGTTACACCTCCAGTTTTTACCAATTGTACAGTTGGAACTGCCACGTTGCCCCCCTCAACTCAAATTGATTGTATCTATGGGGCAACCATGACACTTGGATCAGCTGGAGATTACTTTGTAATTAATGGCAGGTCTGGGGTAGCTGGTTCGTCAGCACCTACCATTAATTATAATAGCATTGGTGCCAGCTCTACCATGAACATCAGATCATGGTCTGGAGGCCTAACTGCCACTAATATAGCTGCTACTACAGTATCTAGTTGGGAATTTGAGAATGGTGGTACAGCTCAAGTAAATGGGACTGGTGGCTCTGTATTTGTTAGAGGACGTCCTACTACCACTACTGATAATTCTGGTGGTTCTGTCACATTGGATATTACTGGAGTAGTGAATAGGACCACTATCAATGCTGAAGTGGATACTGCTCTCAACACTGCAATTCCTGGTGGAGCTACAGCTGACAGTATCAATGAGCGTATAGCTTCTATGGATGATTTGACACAGGCTGCTGGGGCAGGTGATTTAGCTGCTATTTTAGTTGATACAGCTGAGATTGGAGCAGCTGGGGTTGGCTTAACTGAGGTTAGCCTTACTTCAGCTGAAAAGGATGCTATAGCTGATCACACGCTTAGAAGGACAGTTGCAAATGCTAGGGCTAGTGCTGATGGAGATGCAGTTGTCTTTAGAAGCTTGCTTGGAGCAATTTCTAAGTTGGTCAATAGAATTGATACAACGACTACTCCAGGCAGGCTCACTGTCATGGAAGAGGATGATGCTACGACATTTGGCGAGCAAGCCCTGACTACTGATGCTACTGCTGATCCAGTTACTGTAGCTGATACTGTCTAATGGACATACTTGAATTAAGTGGAGCATATCCACTTAAGAGTACGAAGCTTGGTACTGCTCAGAATGCTGGCTTGACTTTGCTAGCTTTAACTGGTGTTCTGCCACTTCAAAGCATTAAGTTGGGTACTGCTCAGAATGCTGGCCTAACGATGATGAGCTTAACTGGGGTGATGTTGCCTGATCTTAGCGAGCCTGGAGTAGCTGCTGATGCCATTTTACTTAAGACAAGAACTAGCTCGTGGAGACAGAGCGCCACACAATCATAGGAGATAATGGATGGCTGAGAGTCAAAAAGAGAAGTTCATGGCAGCTCACAGGACTCTGCACAATCTGCAAGCTAGGGACCAGGCGTATGCTGAGCTTAAGGAAGCTCTTGAAGTGGCTATGGAGGCTGCTGATTATGTAGATGATAATGAAGGGGCTTTGGTTGCCAAAAGGGCCGAATCCAAGCAGCTTAATGCTGATATGGCATCTGTACGTGCCCAGATGAATGATCTGGTTACTGAATACGATAGCAAGCAAGATGCTTATGAATCTGAACTGGATGAAAAGCTTAAGGTGCATCTTGAGCAGATGAAATTGGCCAAGGAAGAGCATGAAGCCAAGATAGGTGGTTATAAGAAGCTACTTGTGGATTTAGAGCAGAATGTTAGGCAGCTTCAGGCTCAGGTGCAGGTTGAGAAGATGGATGCTCAGCAAGCTATAGCTGGCTTTCAGGCTGAAGTTATGGATTGGGAAGATAGGGCCAAGCAGGCTAGGGATGCTGCAAGAGCGATCTTGGGAGGCTAATCATGGCTGTTACTATTAATGGAAACGTAATTAGGATGACAGCTGCTGCAGATGAAGTAGCCATGCCTCTCTGGATTAAGTCAATCAGATGGGATGGAGCTACTACAGCTGGCCATGCTTTGCAGATTGTTGAGTCAAGTTTGGGCGACGTAAGCAATGTGCTTATGGAAAGTACAGCTTCTGGAGTCAACAATCAGGAAGAATGGTTAGTTGAAAGGCTGTTTAGGTTTGGCCTAGAGGCCAATACGATGGCTAGTGGTGAGCTTTGGGTTAAGCTGATGGATACATTCTAATGAGTGAAAGCTTAGAGTTGACAGTAAGTCTGAAGCAAAATGGTCAAGAATTGACTAACTTGGGCTTCCCTCTTAATAAACGCATCACAGTAGATGAGGTACAGTCCTTTGGACCTACTGAAGAAGCTGATGATACGAATGATACGACATTCAGTCAGATTCCTGTGGATGAAGTGGCATCAGTCAAGGCGTTTGTATACCAAGCCATAGATCAAGCTCTTGGGGTAAGAATTGAAGGTGGTGAAGCAACTAATGTAGCTGTCAGATTGGATGCTGGAGGCATACTTATTGCTTTTGGAGCCACAATTACAGCTACTAACATTACTGTGAATAACAACTCTGGTTCTACAGCTAAGCAGCGTGGTCTGGCAGGGGGAACCTAAATGCCTAAGTTCCATGAGCAGTTCATAGAAGAAGAAGGTCTGAGGGTCAGCACCCAGAAGAAGGCTGACTTGGCTGCTCATATCAATCAGCAGATTGAAGAAGCCTTTGCTGCAAGAAGTCCCCAAGAAGTGCTATGGGAAGGGGATTTGCAACGATATGAAGCTATTCCCAGTAACCCTACCCATGTTGGCCCAGTTGAAGGCAGGATGCCTATTGAAGTTGCCCTTGGTGCAATAGCCACAGATTCGATCTATGCCCAGGAGCTTGGCCTTATATTTGGTACTTCTCCCATATTGACTGTCAGAGCTACTAATCATAAGTGGACTGACCATGCTAAAGCTATCCAACGTCTTAGCAATTTCATTGCTACTAATCCTGAGTTTGGGCTTCGTGAGGCTGTTGAAGAGAGCTTGCTGGATAAGAATAAGCTGGGTACTGGCTTCTATTACATCCCTTGGGTTGAGAGGCAAAAGAGGACTAAGACACGTAAGATCAGGTTTGCTGGCCCCAAGATCAGATCAGTAGCTCCAGAAGATGTAATTGCTCCAGGTGGAGCTAGCAATGAGATAGAGGCACTTCCTTGGATAGGGATCAGGCTTTGGCTTAATAATGCTGAGCTAGCTGAAAAGGAAGCTGATGGTTGGGACATTGAACTGGCTAAGCATACAGCTGTTAAGAGTCGCATCCATATCCAAAGGGAAAGGCTTGGAGCTACAACTGGTGCTTCTAGGGACTCCCTTGACCTATTTGAGATCATTCAGCTGTGGATAGATTGGGATATAGATGGAGATGGATTTGCTGAGGATTTGCTGGTAATCTATGATAGAACATCTAGAGCAATACTTAGAGTAGGATTTGCTCCCTTTGACAGGCGCCCCATCGAAATTATGCGATATCTTCGTAGGGGACATTTGTTCTATGGTAGGGGCATAATGGATGTTACTAAGGCCAATCAGGCCATGTCTACTGACATCATGAACAATTGGCTAGACAATGCTTATTTAGCTAATGTGAGGATGTGGATCAGTAGTCCTGATACAGGCTTAGGAGGAACTATTCATGCTTGGCCAGGACGAAATATTAGATCAGCTAATCCAGATGGCCTTAAAGCCCTCCAACTTGCAGATGTCTACAATTCGATGCCTCAGCTGTTCACTACTAACCAGCAACTTACTGAGAGACGAACAGGAGTTAATGAGCTTACTCAATCTCCTCTCAGGGCACTTGGCAATAGGACTCCTGGCATCACAGCTTTGTCAGCCCTGCAAAGCCAAAATCAAAGATTTACAGCAGTCTTCGATTCAGGACGAGTTGGGACAGCAGGAGCAGTAAGACAGTGCCTATATAGGTTTCATGAGAGAGTGTTAGCTGATGACTCTGAGGTTGAAGAGTACTTGATTAGCATACTTGGAATTGAGGAAGGTAGCTTAGCTATCGAGGTTTTAGCTAATGCAGACTTTGATGAGAGCTTAGCTGTAGAGCTAACTGCTAGTTCAGCCTCAATCAATAGGGATTCAGATAGGCAGAATGCACTTCTTCTAGCTAACTTACTTGGCCAATATTATAGCAGGACGATTGAGCTAGTCAATCTGGCTGCTAATCCCCAAGTTCCCCAGCAAGTAAGATCAGTTGCTGAGAAGGTAGCTACAGCTGCAGGCGAACTAATTGAGCGCACTATTAGGACGTTTGACCAGGTTAGGGACCCAGAGCAGTTCATAGTGAACATCCAAGAAGAGCTGCAGGATATCCAGGAAGCCAGCCCAGAACGTGCTGTGGCAGGCCTACTACAGCAGCTTGGTTTAGCAGGCGAACAAGCCCAAGGTCAGATAGCTGCTGCTGAAGCTCCATTTGCAGGTGCAGAAGGCTTTCCTGCTTAAGAGCACCTTTTTTGGGCAGGCTGATAGACAGGTTCTTAAAATCTCGCTACGCTCAACCCAAAGGGGAGGGCGACGAAGGAGTCCTCCCCTGGGTTAAGAGCGCGAGATTTTAAGGTTCTGTCCAGCCTGGGGTCCCAAAAAAGTGCGACATGAAAGGCCCAAATGCTTAATTCATTAATGAACAGAGAAGGTGTATTTAGATGGGTAGAGATACTATCTGCTCAAGATGATGGCTTAGTAAGCTTCAAGGAGTTCGTTTTGTCACTTGCTGAAGGAGCTAAGCTGCAGGCTATGGACCCAGACTGCACTGAAGCTACTTGGCGAGCCAGTCAAGCATATTGGAAGTGGTGTATAGAAGTAGATTCATTCGTCAATAACTATCTAACAAGTAGGAATGGCCACACAGAGGAGAAGTAATATGCCATGGTTTAGTAAGAAAGAAGAGCCCCCAGCTGAGCCTAAAGCTCCTGAGCCTTCAGCTCCTGAGCTACCTCCTGCATTCGTTACACAAGATCAGTTTAGTCAGGTTAATCAACGCTTGGAGCAACTTACTGGTGCCCTAATTGGCAATCAGCAAGGCCAGCAGGCTCCTGCTCTAGCTCCTGAGCCTGAGATTCCTGATGTTACTGATGAAGAGATTCAACAAGCTTGGGCTACTGCTACTGAAAGTGGTGAACTAGCTGATATTCAGAGAGCTAGAGCTGCTGAACAGAAGAGAACTAATGCTAATCAGGTCAGATTGGAGCGTACCCTTAATGGTCGTATTCAGCAGCTTGAAGAGCAAGGTACTCAATGGGTAGGTGGCATTCAAGAGAAATTTGCTAAACAGTCTTTGGAAGGCAAAGAGTACTACCAAGTCTATAAGAAAGAGATTGATGCTCAGATTGCTCAGATTCCAGTAGCTCAACGCACTCCTGAAATTCTAGATGCTGTCTATAAGTATGTAATTGGTGATAAGCAAGAAGAGATTTTTGAGAAGAAGATGGAAGCCAGAGCTAGGCAGGCTGAAGAGGTAGTTGCAGCTGATTCAAATAATAGAACAGGTAGGGCACAAGGTGGAAACATGAGCCAAGATGAAGCTACTTTTGCAAATGTATTTGGGGAAAGCTTAGCTGGTCAAGGTGCAAGGTGGGAAGGTGGTGGTGACTTGTGGACAGGCAGGCATCGTAACCCAGATGAGTTTGCACGTAATCTTGGCTATGAGGATGCGAATGCATATGCTAGAGCTTCTCAAGCCATTATGGCTGTTGAAGATTGTCCTAATTGCTTTGCGCCTATGACTGAGAGTATTCAAGGTGGTTCTCATGATTGTCCAATTGCAGTCTCAACTCATAGGCTTGGCTTACCAGGATTGAGATAAATAGTGGGTAGGGATGTAGTCCTTAAAGTAATTTCTTAACTTTTTAACTTAACCTCAAGGAATAGGGTATGGCTACCACAGAAGAAATTAAAGCTGCTGCTAAAGCTAAAGGCCCAGATGCATTGCCTCCTGCAGGCCATGGTCGAGATGAGGCCATGAAGATGAGAGGAGCCAATCTGGAAGAGGAAGCTGAGCTTCTGGCTGAGCAGATGATTATTGGTGAGATTCCTGATAAATTCCAGAAGCTTGATAGAGAGATTGTCCAAAGATTAGAGCAGCTCGATGTAACTGAGAAACGCGATGATATGTACTATGTCTGGGTGAACTTCCAGAATGAGCATGGTTTGCATGTTGAAAGGAAGAAACTGCTTGGATTTGAAATTGTAAGTGGAAGGGGCGAAGATTGTCCTGAAGGTCACGAAATGATAGGCGTAGATGGTACTCGTGTCATTGGGGATGTAATACTAATGAGAGTACCTAGAACTAGGGCTGTCTTCCTGAAAGCCAGGGAGCGTAAGGCTGACCTTGAAAGGCGAGGTGTCTTAAGGAATCCAGAAGCCCTGGCAGAAATGGCATTCAAGCATACAGGAGGACGAATCAAGATACATACTCAGTTAAGTGAAGAGCATAAGCAAATTGCAGAGAGACGAGTTGAGCAACGATATCGTCATATGGAAATGGCTTATGCACGTCTAGGTCAGAAGTTGGAAGGTGGCAGAGTTCTTAATGAAAGTCACTTTGCAGGTAGAGTCTAACTAGGGAGAATGAGATATGGCAGTACAACCATTGGGACTAGCTGGGGCTCAGTTGATCTCTGGGGGCATAGCTGGTGTTTACGAGGGGCCTGAAGATGCTTCAGAAACCTATGGCAGAGGTGCCATCCTAATTGAGGGCACTGGAACCTTGGCTGAAGGGGCAGCTGATCTTACTTCTGGCATTGTTGGGCTTAGCTTGCAGAAAGCTAGTGGAACTACCAATGCACTAGTTCCTTACGTTCCAGCCTTGGAGGGCCTCATTTTCGAAGGCAATCTGAGTACAGGTGGAGCAAATCCTCCTACTGCTTATACTCTGGCTATCAATACTGACTTTCTGACTAGGTATGCTTTGCAGATTGATACTAGTCAGACTACAGATCAGGGTACTACCATCACTGGTGTCTGGTATATTGATCAAGCTGATACGACCAATGTTTCCATCACAATCATGGGCTTCAAAGATGATGTTGGAACTAGTGATGCTCGTGTCTTCTTTGTGATCAATGCAGATACCACTGTATACGCTAGCTAATTAGCTAAGGGAGATTGAGGATGCCTCCAATTCGTCGTGATTCAGTATCAAGTTTGCTTGCTCCTGATCTGTTTCGAGTTGTAGTTGAAACAGGCAAGGAACGCCCACTTGAAGGTCCTATGTGGGTTAATGTAGTTGATATGCCTTGGAACCCTGTTACTGACAGGCAGGCTAGTGGCTTAGCTACTATGCCCAATAAGCCTGAAGGTAGCCAGTACCCTGGTGATGACCCCATCATTGGCCCTTCCAAGACCTACACTGCAGTCCCTTATGGATTGGCAGCTGAGGTTACCTTTGAGGCTTGGGATGATGAGCTTTATGGTTATCTTCGAGACTTGATGCGTGAGCTGAAACGTAGCTCGAATAACAGGCTTGAAGTTGATGCTCACAATCAGCTCAATGAAGCCTTTGTTACAACCAATGAAACTGGCTTTGATAGTGCCAGTATGATTTCAACAGCTCACACAGCGCTGGATGGACGTACCAGCATTGCCAATAGACCTGCTGTAGATGTTGGCTTTGGCTTGACTGCCATTCAGAATGCTATTGTGAGCTTCCATAATATGGTTGATGAGCGTAATTTGCCTCGCCTCATGAGCCCTGTTATGACTATTATTGCTCCTGAGAATCTCTTCACTGCAAGAGAGCTTCTTGGATCAAGTGGCAAGCCATTCACTGCTAACAATGAAATGAATGCCTTGTTGCAAGAGAACTTGAGCTGGATGGTGTCTCACTATCTTAATACGAGTACCAACTGGTTTGTGCTGGCAGCTAAGAGTGAGCATGATATCAACTTCATGATGAGGAACAAGCCCATCTTTGATGCGTTTGATGATCCTCGTACCAAGAATGCTGTGTTCACTGTCTATCAACGTCACGATCCCAGCTCTCATGGGTCCTACCAAGGCACCTATGGATCAACTGGCTAAGGAGGGCTGAGCTAATGACTACAGTTGGCGATGGATTGTTTCAATATGGAGGCGCACCAGTAGCTGGTGGTGGCATGCTTGGACTGATTCCAGGCAAGATTGGACAGGTGTTCTTTGTTGATTGGGCTAATGGTAGTGATGCCAATCCTGGCACAGTATCTGAGCCTATGAAGACACTTAGCACTGTCCATAGTAAGATGACTGCAAATAGGAATGATATTGCAGTTATGTCTGGACCACATTCTAGTGCTGGTACTGGTGCCTTTAGGGAATCAGATACCCTTACTTGGTCTAAGAATATGTGCCATCTGGTAGGTGCTAATACTTACCATAGGATTGCACATCGTAATTCGATCAGGGCTACTAGTGGAGCTACCACTTTCACTCCACTTATGTCTGTAACTGCTTCTGGTTGCGTGTTTGCTAACTTCCACCTTTTCCATGGCTTTGCAGCTAACTCAGCTCAGATTTGCTTGGCTGAGACTGGGGAGCGTAACTCCTACTTCAATGTCCATATTGGGGGCATGGGGGCTCAGCTAGCAGCTGATCATGCAGGAAGTCGCTGCATTACCCTAACTGGAGATGGAGAACGTCTGTTTAAGGGCTGTACGATTGGCTTAGATACTGTGACTCGTGGCGCTGCCAACTCTAGTGTAGAGTTCATTAGTGCTGCTGTCAGAGATATCTTTGAGGATTGTCTCTTCCTTGCCAATCTGGATGCAGCTACACCTACCTGGGCACTTGCAACTGCTGCAGGCTCCATAGATAGGTGGATTCTGTTCAATAACTGTATCTTCATGAATTCTACTGAGCCTGGTGGAGGTACTGCTATGACAGATGGGTTCAATATTGCTGCAATTGGTGGAACGATTCTACTTAAGAATTGTACTGCTGTTGGCATGACTGACTGGGAAGGCACTGCTGCCTCTGGGAAAGTCATGATTGATGGCGCTCCTCCAACTGCTGCCACTTCAGGCTTAGCTGTGGATGTGGCTACCTAATGATTGATCACTTTGAGATCAGACTGGAAGGCCCAGGGACACTTATATATGGAAGTGACGAGTTTCCCTGGCTTAAGGCCGATGATCGCTTTGTGTACACCAATATAAGTGATGTTACTACGACATATAAGGTTGAGAGGGTAGATATGCATGTAACTGAGACTAATGAAGAGTTCATCTCTGGTGGGCCTCAAGTAGTCACTGCTCCTGCTCAATTCATTCTGTATGTCTCTGTTGTCCCTTAAAGGAGAAAGACGTGCCCACCACAGAGGACAGAGTAACCCAGCTTGAAGAGCAAATCAAACAGCTACAGGCCCAAAATCGTCGTAGCCATTTGATGATTGGTATGATGTCAAGTTCTGGAGCTGTCATCCAGGCTCCTCCTGTTGCTTGGATAGGAGCCATACTTGAGACTCTTACACCTACACAACGTGAAGCTATATTTACCAAGGTTCAGCATATGACTATACCTCCCATTGGCAAGCATCTGCTAATGCCTAATGGAGGCTATCCATCTGAGTTAGTCAAACTTTAAGGAGATGAGCCATGGCTGGTGGTGGAAAAGTAGTTAGTCCTCGTCCCAAGAAAAGCATGCCTGGTGAAACTAAGGCTCCAACTGCTAAGCTTACTTCTGGTCGAGCTGGCAAACCTGGTTCCCAGAAGGCTAGAATTGTGGGAGGCAAGATCAACTGATGGAAATTCCAAGGAAGTTCTATGAGAACATGGATTTGTTTGGGAGCCAATTGATTGGCTTCACTAAAGCAGCTTGCAGAGCTATGCCTGATGAAGCTAGTGAAGCTAAAGTAGTTGAGCTAGTTAGCAATATCGTTGGTATGGCTCTCAATGAGCCTCTATTTGTGCCTGTGCCAGAGGGTGACTTGCTTGCTGAAGATACTCCTGTAGAAGAAGATGCTCCTAAAGTTGCTACCAGAAAGGCAACAGGA